CGTAACTTTGTAGTTAATACTGCTGTTAGCGGTTCAGGTGGTACTATTTCTGTAAACGTAAGCCCAGCTATCATTACTGCTGGTCAGTTCCAGAACGTATCTATCCCTTCAACTAGCTCTACTGCTGCTGTTAGCTTCTTTAACCAGTCTGGTACAGTTTCCCCACAAAACATCATCATGCACCGCAATGCGTTTACTCTCGCAGTAGCCGACCTTGAGTTGCCAGAGGGTGTTCACTTTGCTGGTCGTGCAAGCGACAAGGAAATCGGTCTGTCAATGCGTGTAGTTCGTCAATACACCATTAACAACGACTCTATTCCTACTCGTTTGGATGTCCTGTATGGTTGGGCTAACCTCTATCCTGAACTCGCTTGCCGTGTTGCAGCTTAATTAACCTAACATTTAAAGGAAAATAATCATGGCAAATCCAGGCCCATCAACCACAGTAACAGCACACTATTTATTTAATGGTGACTCTACTGATGGCGTTTATATCGCAGCAAATAGCCCTTTGGCTTTCTTTGGCGCAACTCCAGTAACACAACCTACAGCCGTAGCTAACACAACTACTACTGCTGCTGGTTCTACAACTGCTGTTTACACCAATACCACCTTCCCAGGTGCATCAGGAAGCACAGCCTATACAATCGGTGACATCGTTACCGCATTGAAATCTTTAGGTCTATTGAAGTCGTAATATCGTAGTAATCTGAGAAAACCCGCCCCTGAAAAGGTGGGTTTTTTCTTTTGTTTTCTTATATAATCGTTGTAGAATTACCACACTACCCCTTTGCAAAGGAAAATTTATGCCATCAACAACAATCGCTCGTGGAAATGCAATTTCTACGTTCTATATCGCCCCATCTATCACCCCAGCTCAAGTAGCAGCTTCTACTACTGCTGTGCAGACATTTAATGTCCCAGGTCTATTGACTACCGACTTTATCTCCACAGGTGGTTATATTGCCAATCAAACAGCAGGCATCTTTATTGCTGAAACTGATTGCTTAACTGCTGGAGTTTTGACCATCCAGTTTGGTAACTGCTCAACCAGCGCAGCAACTCCTGCTGCTGGCGTATATGAGTTCCAAATTGTTCGTTTTGAAGGTTCAGCACCACTAAACGCTGCTTAAGGATAAAACATGGCTAACGTATCAGCGTATCGTTTTGTAGGCCCTACAACGGCTATTAGCGTTAGTGGCACTTCTTCTACTTCTGTAACGATTACCCCTAATGGGAACGATCAAGCGAACTTTTGTGGCTTTTTAAATACTGGTTCTAGTCCTGTTGCTATTACGATTACTCCTGCCGTTGCAGGAACATCGACAATAGCACCAGCAGCCGTATTGCCATCAGGCGGGTCAAGCAGTCAGAGCTTTGTGTTGGGTGTAGCAATGTCCCAACCTACAGTTTTGGCAGTTCCCCCAAGTTTTGCAATTACAGCGATTGGAACGAGTGGCACACTATATGTGTTGCCAATGGTTGACCAAAACTAATAAAGGCCAATTATGGCTGTCAACGATTCTGTAACGCAGAATTTACTGCCTGTTCAGGCTTATTTTGACCTACAAGGGAACTTTCAAACCTTTATAGGTCAGAATCAGCCTTTTTACGCTACTGTAAACCCTGTTCAATCAGGGTTAACCATTACTAATAGCACGATTGATAGCACAACTATCGGTGCTACAACCCCATCTACGGGTGTTTTTACTAATGTTTCAGCGACTACAGGGCAAATTAGCACCACGCCCGCAAACGCTGCGGATATTGCAAATAAATTCTATGTAGATACAGTCGCTCAAGGTCTTGGCCCTAAAGCTGCGTGTCAAGTTGCTACAACGGCTAATATTACGCTCTCAGGGCTTCAAACGATTGATGGGTACACTACCCTAGCTGGTGATCGTGTTCTCGTTAAGAATCAGACTCAAAGCCAATATAACGGCATTTATATTGCATCAGCTTCAAGCTGGACTAGAGCCGTTGATATGGATGTATGGGCAGAAGTGCCAGGTGCTTATACAGTCATCCTCAATGGTGGTCAGTTAGACACAGGATGGGTTTGCACCGCAACACAAACAGGCACAATTAATGTTACAGCGATGCCCTGGGTGCAGTTTTCAGGCACAAATACCTATTATGCAGGCACAGGGTTAACCCTCAGTAGCAATACATTTAGCATCACAAATACAGGCGTTTCAGCTTCTACTTATGGTTCTGCCAGCGCAGTTCCTGTCATAGCCGTAAATGCTCAAGGGCAGATCACTAGCGCAAGTAATACAAGTATCGCAATTAGCTATACGCAAGTTAGCGGTCTTGGCACAATGTCAACGCAAAATGCTAACAATGTGGCAATTACAGGAGGATCCATCAATGGCACTACTATTGGCGGTTCTTCTGCTGCCGCAATTACTGGCACTACTATTACTGCTACTTCTTCTTTTAGTGGATCAGGTAGCGGGCTTACCGGAACGGCAACAGGACTAAGTATTGGTGGAAATGCTGCGACTGCAACATACGCAACCACCGCAGGATCGGCTTCTACCGCTACAACAGCTACGACTGCTACAAACCTAGCAGGCGGTTCTGCTGGAGCGTTGCCTTATCAAACATCAAGCGGTTCTACTACTTTCTTATCAGCAGGCTCAAATGGGCAATATTTAACCCTTTCTAGCGGTGTTCCTGTATGGACTTCTTTGCCATCTAACGTAAGCTCATTTAGCGCAGGAACTACAGGATTTACACCATCTACAAGCACAACAGGCGCAGTTACCTTATCTGGCACATTAAACGTAGCAAATGGCGGCACAGGCGTAACAAGCTCAAGCGGTGCAAATAGCGTTGTTTTGCGTGATGCAAACGCTAATATTTCTGTAAATTGCTTGTTTGAGGGCTTTACAAGTCAAGCAGCTAGTGGCACAACAATTACATTAACTGCTGCATCGCCACAAAATCTATTAATTACAGGTTCTGGCGGTCAAACAATTAAACTGCCTAATGCAACCACTTTGCCTAGTGGCGCAATATTTACATTTAATAATAATCAAACATCAGGCGCAATTACTGTAGTTAATAATTCATCTACCACGATTGCAACGATTCAAGCTGGTGGATATGTAACGATTGTATTGCTTGATAATTCACTTGCAGCAGGCACTTGGGATCGTCATGATTCCACTCCTTCTAATGTATCTTGGTCAACTAACACATTAGATTATCCTGGCTCAATCACTTCTGCGACATGGAATGGCTCAACTATTGCCTATAATCGAGGTGGCACAGGGCAATCTTCAGCATTTGTAGCTGGTGGAATTGCTTATGGTGCATCAACAACTGCCTTAGCTGTTACATCAGCAGGCACAAGCGGTCAAGTATTAACATCAGGTGGCACAGGCGCACCTACATGGTCAACTCCCACCTCTTATGCGACTGTTACCGATGACACCACTACAAATAGCACTCGTTATCCTTTGTTTGCTAACCAAACAAGCGGAAACTTATCAACAGAATATACAAGCTCTACTAAACTCCAATACAACCCTTCTACTGGCATTTTTACGGCTACAGGATTTAGCGGTTCAGGAGCAAGTCTAACTAGCCTTACTGCTGGTAATTTGTCAGGAACAATCCCTAGTGGTGTTTTAGGTAATTCCTCGCTTTATATTGGCACTACCGCAGTTCCGTTGAACTCGGCAAGCGGATCAATTACCTCTTTAGCGGTCAATATTAGCGGTTCGGCAAGTTCGGCTACAACTGCAACCACAGCGACCAACGCTACTAATATTGCGATTACAGACAATACAAGTTCTGCGTCAACTTATTACCCTGTTTTATCGTTAAATTCTAGTGGCAATAACGCAGCGACAACTAGCTCTACAAAGCTCAGTTTTGTGCCAAATACAGGTGTTTTGAGTGCCACATCGTTTAGTGGCGCAGGCACAGGATTAACAGGCACAGCGTCAAGTCTTTCGATTGGCGGTAATGCAGCGACTGCGACAACAGCGACATCAGCCACAACAGCGACTAATGCCAATAACGTGGCTACAGCCGATACCAGCACTAATGCTAACTTTTACCCCACTTTTGTAAGTGCTACAGGTGGTAATGAAGCTTTAAATACTGCTTCAACTAAGTTAAAATTCAATCCATCAACAGGAGCTTTAAGCACAGGCTCTGTAATTTATATAGCACCATAAGGAAAAATCATGGGTCAATTAGTCTTTCAAGCAACAGCAGGCGGTCAGGTAGCCC